GCACCGAATGCCCGCAGATGTCCACGTCGATTGTTTTACGCTTGGTCAATGTCCCAAGCGTCGCTCGTGTCAGTGTCATTCGTCCTCACCCTCGTCATCGGTTTCCAAATCAGGATCCGGAGGGATTGCAGCCCCTCCAACTTTCAACTTTGCGGCCTTGCTGACGGCTTCGATCAGTTCGGCCTTGGTCGCCTCATCCATAAACACGATGCACGCCAGCCATGCCCCTTCAGTTTTCTGAAGGTAGCCGACGTGCTGACCGTCACACATCACGATCCATTGATTGTGATCGACAGTTTTGCCATCTGGCGACGTTCCTACGTGATCAGTCAGTGTGATCTGCATCATGTCTCTCTTGTTTCTGCGAGTGATTCGCCGGTCATCTTCAGCGAAAACTCTGATTCCATCGTTTCATTGTTCGCCAAGACTGGAAACTTGACGCGGCTGAAGAACGCATTGCCAGCGATCGTGCCACGAGTTACGCCAGACGTTGCTGTTGATGCCTGCGGAAGAGTAATCGTCGCCGTGTTGATGTTCTTGTTGAGCGGTGGCATTCCAACGGCCGCCGAGTACAGCACAACGCCGCTAACTTCGTTTGGTGTTGCCAAGTCCTGCGGAGCAACTCGCATAAATCCAGTGTCGGCCAGCAAATCGACGGGGCGTTCTCCGAGCGTCCATTCGCCGGGGTCAATTGATTTGATGTTGCCGACCCATGCGGTATGCACGCCTGTTGTAAGAGTGCCTGCGAGGGTCAGGGTGGCTGAGTTTCCTGTGCGGAATCGGAATGACATTATCGAGTCTCCTGGTATGCAATCATGTAATCAAAAACTGTGATATATCGATGTTGCTGACTGCCGTCTGTTGGTCGCTCGTCAAGCGTCTGGACGCCGTCAGTAATCATCACCGAATCAAAAAACACTCCACCCACCAATCCCGTTGTGCCGACAAGCCCAGACGCTCGCACTGCTTCTGCAATCGCATTTGCTGCCGCGCGAGTTCCAGCAAACGCAGCAAACTCAACTCGACTGCGAGCGATTCCGGCCAGTCCGTTTATCATGTGATCGTGCGTTGTGCTGATGATCGTGTAGGTCAACGCTCCGCCGGTCGATACTGAATACGCCTGCGGCAAAACGTCTGGATAGATTCGCGTGGATGTCAGCGCCAGAACGCCAGCGTTTGCTACGAGGAAACCACGAACCGCTTCGCCGAGATCAGCCATTGGTTGACCTCGCTGCGGCTTCGTTAATTCCTGTTTTCAACGCTCCGACAACGGCCGATTCTGCCTGGCCCTTTGACTCATCAGCAGCTCGCTTTACGAACTGATTGACGCTGCGAGTTGACCCGCCGTCGCGACCCCACAACACTTTCCGCTTGTGATCTTTCGAAAACAGGTTGCCATGCCCGCCTCCGTCAGAATAGGACGGACCAACCAGCCCGACCATACCTGCGGTGATTCCGGCCTTCCTGCGAGTGCGAACGACTGACCGAATCGTGTCCTTCAATTTTTTCGATCCAGACCACTTTTTCTTGGTTTTGCTTGACTGTTTTTCGCGTGATCTTGTGGCACTGCTTTCTGGTGCATTCGACCGCACGGCGGCTTGAACTGGCACCATGCCAGCCGTCAGTGCCTGCTGCCCGACCTTTTCGCGTACCTCAATAGCCAATGCCTCAAGCTGCTTGACCAGCTTGTCGGCACCCGCCATTGAAAAGCCTACGCTTGTTCGTGCAGCCATCAGAGCACCACCGCCTTACAATGCAGTTCGCGAAACACGTTCATTCCGTCGACAGGATTGACGTAAACGACCCCGTAGGTCTGGCCATTGCAAACGACTGCCATTCGTGGCGTGTAGCCCGCGCGGTAATGCACGGTAAAGACTGCTGCGATACCTGCTTCGACTTGACGGCCGCGAGCACCTTCACCGCCGTTGGTCGGCTCAAACTTTGCTGGCTCATCCGTCAACCACGTTGACAGCGTAACGACAGGCTGACCAGCATCGTCCTGCGTCGTTGTCTCGGTCTTAACCGTGATGCGGCTTCGCATTTCGCCTACGTGAAACTTTGGCAGGCGGTATCCTCTCATGGGTACGTGCTCCGCATAAAACGCCGCACGAGTGCCTCATACGCCCGCATGTCGTTTGGCCGATCGTTGTCGCCGCGATTGCCAAAGTGATAGTAGGTAATCAGCAACAGCATCGCCTGCTTTGCAATCGCAGGAACGGCCGACAGACTAGTGTTACCCGCCACAAACTGAACCTGCACAGCATCCCAGCGGATTTCTGTCGTCGGCCAGGTGACGTTCCACTTCAGCCGCACTGCCCGCTCTTTGAAGTCGACCGTGTAAAGGCTCGTCGACAGCGTTTGCAACGTGTCCGTGTCGTCATAGTATTTGACGAAACTGACTGATTGAATTGGCCTGCCGGGGAGAATGATTTCTCGCCCAGCAAACGCATCAGCAGTGACGGCCAGCGTTTGCGTCAGCAGATAGGTGTCCGTGTCGTGTTCCCACTGCTCACGGGCGGCTTGAATTCGGCTGACCAGTTCTTGATCGTTGCTTGTGTCCGACTCCGGCAGAAACAGTTGCCGCTTCGCTTCGGCTAGCGTCACTGGCTCGGACGCTGGACCTGTCACCACTGTCGGCTTGCTGGTTTGCGTTGTGAATCGTGATTGTTGAGCCATCATGTTTCACATCTCCAACCTGAACCGCTTTTCCCACCCTGATCAACGCATTGGCGACACCATCCGGAATTGCGGATGACTGTTGCCCAGGCTTAAACGTTTTCCACATTCTCCGGAACTGAATGATCACTTGTAGTCTCCCGGATAAATGTGCATCGGAGTCAGGTCGTCACTAAACACTGCAACCATTTCTTCCAAATGCCCGATGCGGCAACCGGCATCGAGAAATAAAGTGTTGCCTGCCTCTCGCCACTGCTTCCAGAACCAGATATCATCATCAATTCGGCCGTCTTCCCATTCGCCGCTTTCGTCAGGCTGAGAATAGAACCAAGGCTTTTTGACGTTCTTCAGCTTATCAACACGAAGTGCCGTCAATCCAAAATGGGCTGACGTGACTTCGACTGGCTTTCCATGCCATTCGATTTCTGTCTTGCTCTCGTGAAACCCGAGCACATCTGCCTTGCCGCGTCGCAATTGCAACGATGCCAAAGCATCAATTTCAGGATCGTTGACAATTAAACCAAGCAGCCTGTGAACATGCTCGGCCTTGAAAATTGAATCGCCGTCGATCGTCAGAACAATGTCCGCCCCGATGTCAACCACGTCCATCAGCATCCGTTGCATACACTGGCCATAGAACACGCCTTGGCTGTACATGAGGCCGATTCCGACCTCACGCAAAGCAGCCTCGATCATGCTTCGTGCGTACACGGCTTCATACCGTCCGCACGTCATCACAGCAGACACTTTCGCGTCTCTTCCAGTTCCCATTTTTTACCTCTCACCCAAGGTCGAAAAATTAGCCGATGACCGTATCTGGTCCCAGCATTGTCGTTGACTCAGAAATCACATCGCGGAAGAGTGTTGCGACCGCAGCACTGCTCACCGCTCCGTTGGTTGTCGTGTCCGGGGTTATAGCCAGTCGCAGATATCGCTTGCGGCCATCCAGATCGATCAGGTTCGTGGCAATCGTCGCTGCGGCGTTGTCCACAGTGCGATTGAAACTTGCGTTGAACGTCGCAAAGTTAGTGACAACCGTGTCATCACTTTCGCTGAGCTGGATCACCACGTTGGTGCTGTTGGTGTTAACCTCGGCACTCAGCGGAATAGTGATCTTCGCGTAGTTGGCACCGGCACAATCGAGATTTGCCGTGCGTGCGGTTGTCGCTGCCGTGATCGGAGCGAGCAAAACGCTGTCTGTTCCAAGCTGTGCAAATTTCATATCGAGAACTCCAAAGAGATTGATTTGAGAAGCGGGGGCCAGCGAACCAGCCCCCGCGAAACCCACCGGGGTGAGTCAGTGGCTTACTACGCGCCTGGTGTTCGCAGAGCGAGAATCGGACGGTTGCGGATCGTGTCGCCACGCTCGTGAACGTTGATGGCGATTCGCTCGGTTGTCTTGATGCCGATCAGATCGTCTTCGAAGTATCGATCCATCGTGACTTCCGTGCGTACCGACCGACGAACGCCGTACGCGGCACCCAGACGCAGGTCGCCGAAGTAGGCCAGAATCGTGTTGATAGACGTTCCGGTCGTTGATGGCAGCACCTGCGCAAACGTCACAGGAAAACCAAGGAACATCGGCGACGTGACACCGTTTGCCAGCGTCACGTTAGTGTTTCCGCCTGCTGCGTTCATCAGGTTGAATGCTGATGCGTAGTAGACAGCGGAGTTCATGAACCAGCGAGGAGAAGCGCCCGGATACTGCGGATACTTGCCAAGCACTGCTTCGAAGTCTTCCAGATCCAGTGTGGATGCTCCGACGTTTCCGGCCAGAGCATCGTGAATCGCACCGGATGCCAGTGCGTTCTTCAGCCCGACGTTGCCGCCGTAAGCTGATGTGCCGTCACCGTTGAAACCGGCTTCGTCAATCTTGTCAGCCATAGCGTACGCCATTGACTGAGTGATCATGTCGCCGATTTCGATAACGGCGTCCTCGTCCAGTTCGCTGGAAACGGTTGTCAACGCGGTGAGCTTGCGAGCCATCAACTCAGCGGCTCCGAGCGTTGCGTCAGATGCTGTGATTGTCGCACCTTCACCGGCCCAATATGCCGCGACATCGGCAAGCAGGCGAGGAATGCGGATGATGTCGGCACCCATCGGCACGCGATTGGCAAACTGAGGGAACACGCCGCGCTCTTCGCGAAGACGGATCAGCGACTGGCTCATTTCATCAGGAACGATGAAACCGCCCTTGCTGTTTTCGCTCGTACCCATCAGTCCATTGACCTGCAGTCCGTGCTGAGCACAGAAACGGGCGGCCGATTCGTTGCCGTACAGCCCGGCGAGAATGACTTGGCCAGAGACGTAGGCGTTTTTCTCTGCGTCCGGACCTTTGAACGCATTCAATGGGCCATGCTGCTTGGCCTTGGCTGGAATTTTGATTGCGCCAAAGCGAGGGGCATTCTTGTCAGCCGACGCATCGACTCGGCCAGATTCGTTGCGGGTGCTTTCGATCGCTTCAACCGCGCGGCTTTCCATGCGGGTGTTGCGCTCTTTCTCAATTGCAAATGCGGTTTTCATTTGCTTGTTGAGCACCGGAATCAGCTTTTCCGTGATCTCACTGCAACGGGCCGCCTCTTCGTCGGACAGGTCTCGGTCTTCGCGTTCCGAGACGGCGACGATTGCGTCCAGTTCTTCCTGAAGTTCCGCTTTCATTTCGCGGAGCTGACTTGATGTCTTCATGATTGGTTCCTGCTTAGTTAGGCAGACCAACCACAAAACGAATTTAGCAGTATGGCCTGCAACTGAAAACTGGGTAGTTTCCAAATTGAAAAGGCCGCACTGCTAAAGAGAACTGGCGGTTACTCAATCGGTTTAAATTGTTTGCGGGTCTTTCTCCCGCGTGCAATGCAAACGCTAACGTGCGAACTTTGTTTCGTCAATGGTAGTTCGCGAATTATTTATCGGGCTTCTGAGACAATCTCTTTTGTTGCTCGATATTTTTCATTCGCTTTCTGCGATCTGCTGCAAGGTCTGATAGTTCGACCATGTTACACGTCTGGCGGTACGGTGGATTCAGTTGCAATCGCATGCAAACATCCCACAGTGACCATTCGCGAACTTGCCTGTAATCAACACCTCCCAACTCAAGCAGATGCCGTAAAGCACACCAGTTTTTACCGTCCCAATTTGGGAGGACCGCACGAACGTTCACAAGAAGTTCGTACGGCGCGACTTTGTTATATCCTTTGCGGAACGGGAACGTTCTTTCCCATTCGGCGGGCCTTCCATCTCCGTTATGGACGTTTTCAACACTTAGTTCCACCGTGCTGGTTTTAATCGTCGCGAACGTCGCTTTCGTCTGTAGCGAAACACCCATCGCTACTTGCGAACCTAGCTTAATCACAGCACGTGGGGTTTTTCTTTCATGTTTTGCCTGTTGTTTTTTCCGTACATCTTCCTTCTTTTTTGCCACATCCTCACCCTGTCAGTAGCTTTCGAAAATTACCTGAACAAATCCGTGTACCGCTCTTTGACCACAAAGAAGCTATTGCATCGGTTGAATCCAATCCGCTCATATCCGTTCTGAGCCGCGATCGCGTGCAATGTCTCAGCAGTATCCTGAATTGCGTGGCCGCTTTTCAGTTTCAAACCGAGCATCCATTGAGGAATCGTGTCAGGAATTGACGTGCCGATAGGAAAGTGCCGGTCCATGTGCTCGACAACAATCAGAGTCGGACGCACGCCTGCCTCGAACATTTCACGCATGACGACTGAGTCTTGACCGTCGATGTCGATGACGACAACGTTGACCTCATCCAAGTACTTGTTGTTCCAGTCCAGTGTTTTGCATAC